CTTTTTTTCTCGATTTAGCGACCTGAAAACGGACAAAAACGAACTTTGGAGGACATGGGCGAAGTGAAAAAGACCGACCGCAAGAATTACTTACTTGCCTACTACCAAGAAATCAAAGAGGGCAAGGTAGCGGTCGGCAAGTGGATCGAGAAGATCTACGAGCGCATCATGCAGGGGCTCGCTGACAAAGAATTCCTGTTTGACGCCAAAAAAGCCGACCATGCCATCGACTGGATCGAGAACCATTGCTTCCACACGGCCGGCAAGTTAGCGCCGGGTCCGTTCAAGCTCGAACTCTGGCAGAAGGCGATGCTCTCGGCCATGTTCGGGCTGATCGACGAAGACGGCAACCGGCACTTCCGGGAGATCGTCCTGATCATCGCCCGGAAAAACGGTAAGTCCTTACTCGCCAGCGCCATCGCCAGATACATCTGGTGCACCGGCTCCTTTGGCACTCGGGTCTACAACATCGCACCGAAACTTGACCAGGCGAAGATCATCTATGACTCGATCTGGACGATGACACAGCTCGATCCGGATTGGCAGCGCAAGAAGAAGCTCAGCCAGGAACGGGATGCCCACAAGCGCAAGATCAACGAAGACGACCCGACCATGGAGCGCCACAGGATGAGCGACCTGTTCATCCCGGCCAATGATTCCACCGTCACCAAGTTAGCCTTTGCCGCTCAGCGTCTGGACGGCTTCAACCCTGCGCTCACCGTTCTCGATGAATTCGCATCCTATCCCGCTCAGAAAGGTCTCAGCGTCTACGAGGTGGTCAAGTCTGCCGTCGGTGCACAGGCCGAACCGATGACGCTCTCGATCAGCACCGCCGGCTACATCAGCGACGGGATCTATGACGAGCTCATGAAGCGATCCACGGCCTACCTGCTGGGCACATCGAAAGAGAAGCGTCTGCTGCCGTTCCTCTACATGATCGACGACATCGATAAATGGAACGACATCAACGAGCTGCGCAAGTCCAACCCGAATCTGGGCGTGTCCGTGACGGTCGACTACCTTCTGGAAGAGATCGCCATCGCCGAAGGCAGTCTTTCCAAGAAGGCCGAGTTTCTCACCAAGTACTGCAACATCAAGCAGAATCTGAGCACTGCATGGCTCGATGCGGTCACGGTCGAGAAGACGACCGGCGCACCGTTACGGCTCGAGGACTTCGAGAACTGCTACGCCGTCATGGGCATTGACCTGTCCAAGACGACCGACCTTTCCGCTGCCACGCTGGTGATCGAGCGGGACGGCATCCTGAACGTGTTCGCCCGTTTCTACCTGCCCAAGGAGAAGATCGAGGAAGCAACGATCCGGGACGGCTTGCCGTACAAGGCCTACATCCAGCGCGGGCTCCTGTATCCGTCCGGCGACAACTTCATCGACTACAAGGACATCTACGCATGGGCCTGCGAACTGGTCGAGAAGTACAAGATCTACCCGCTGAAGGTCGGCTATGACCGATACAGCGCCACGTATCTGGTGCAGGACATGGCTGCCTATGGCTTCCAGATGGACGATGTATACCAGGGCACGAACCTGACGCCGATCATCCGCACCTGCGAGGGCCTGATGAAGGACGGCAAGATCAACATCGGCGACAACGACCTGCTCAAGGTCCACTTCCTAAACTCAGCGATCAAGGTCGAGAGCGAGACCGAACGCCTCCGGCTGATCAAGATAGAACAAAAAGCACATATCGACGGCATGGCCGCCTTTTTAGATGCCCTGTGCGTCCGGCAGAAGTGGTGGTCGGAGATCGGGGCGCAGCTCGTCAATGAAAGGAGACACTAATGGGACTCATCGACTGGCTCTTCCCCAAGCAGGAAGCAGAAGAGCCCAAAGCACTGGCCAGAAGTGACCAGTTCAAACTGCTGACTGCCTACGAGCCGGTCTTCCGCAACCACGTAGGCAGCATCTACGAAAGTGATCTGGTACGCTCGGCGGTCGAAGCCAAGGCCCGCCACATCTCCAAGCTGAAGGTCGAGATGCAAGGGGAGGCACAGCCGGCACTGAAAGCCAGACTGAAGCGGGGCCCGAACCAGTGGCAGACCTGGCCGCAGTTCCTGGCCCGCTGCAGCACGATCCTCGACTGCACCAACAACCTTTTTATCGTCCCGGTGCAGGATGAGCACTTCGAGACGATCGGCTTCTTCCCGGTGTTGCCGGAGAACGTGAAGCTGATCGAGGACAAACAGGGACGGCTCTGGCTGCGCTACCGGTTCCAGAATGCCAGCCACGGCACGATCGAATTTGACCGCTGCGCCTACCTGAATAAGCACCAGTTCAAGAGCGACTTCTTCGGCGACAGCAACTACGCCCTGCACCGCACCCTTGACCTGATCGCCATCAATGACCAGGGCATCAAGGAGGCAACGAAGAACTCCGCCAGCTACCGCTTCATGGGACAGGTCAGCAACTTCACCAGTCCCGAGGATCTGGCAAACGAGCGCAAACGCTTCACGGCCGAGAACCTTGCCAGCGATGCCGGCAGCGGTCTGCTCCTGTTCCCGAACACCTACCGGGACATCAAGCAGATCGAGAGCAAGCCCTACACCGTCGACCCGGAAGAGATGGCGCAGATCCAGAAGAACATCTTCAACTACTTCGGCGTCTCGGAGAACGTCATGCAGGGAACGGCAAACAGTGACGAGCTTGATGCCTTCTTCAACTCTTCGGTCGAGCCCTTCGCTCTGGCGCTGTCTGAGGCGCTCACGAGGGCGATCTATACCGACCGGGAGAGAGGATTCGGCAACCACGTTTTCGTCAACAGCAACCGGCTCCAATACATGACGCAGAGCGAGAAGGTGACAGTGGCCAGAGATCTCGGCGACCGCGGCATCCTGACGATCAACGAGATCCGGGAACTGTTCAACTACGCGCCGATCGAGGGCGGAGACGTCGCCTACATCCGCGGCGAATACAAACCGGTCGAGAAAGTGACCGAAGCAGAGCCGGAAGCACCGGCAGAGGAGGAAGAACCCAATGACGGAACAGGAGAAGATCCTGCAGAAGATCAGTAAAGGCCGGGAATACCGTGCCATGACCATGGAGATCCGTGAAGGGGAAGAGGATGCCGGTCAGATCGTGGAAGGCTATGCCACCACGTTCGACCAGCCCTATGTCCTTTACACGACCGAGAACAAGAACGGCAGGAAGATCACGGTCAGCGAACAGGTCGACCGGGATGCCTTCAAGGACGCCGACATGAACGACGTCATCATGCAGTATGACCATCAGGGCCGGGTCTTTGCCCGGATCTCCAACGATACCCTGAGCCTCGAGGAAGACGAGCACGGGCTGAAGATCCGTGCCGATCTGGGAGGCACAACGCTCGGCCGCCAGCTCTACGAAGAGATCAAGGGCGGCTACACCAACAAGATGTCCTTCGGCTTCACCGTTGACGCCGATGACATAAAGGCGGACAAGGACGGGAACTATCTCCGCACCATCCGCAAGATCGGGAAGCTCTTCGACGTGTCGGCAGTCTCACTGCCGGCCAATGACTACACCGAGATCAGTGCCAGAAATCACTGCGACGGAGTGATCGCAGAGATCGAAGCGGAGAGACTGCTGGCAGAAGAACGGAAAGCCGCCGAGGAGCAGAAGCGGGAGGCGCTTCTGGCCCGTTTGAACACTCTGAAAGGAGAAGAGAAGCATGGAGATTAGAGACATGCAGATGTCTGACATCGAGGCCAGAGCCGGCGAGATCGCCGAACTGCTCAACGCTGAAGATGCCGACATCGAAGCGCTCACCGCAGAGACCGAGGAACTGGAAGCCCGCAAGGCTGAGATCCTGAAGGCCGCCGAAGAGCGCAAAGCACTGCTCGACGAGGTCGAAGCGACTGCCGTCGAGGTCCAGCCCATCATTGAGGAGGAAGAAAAGATGGAAATCAGAAACACCAACGAATACATCGAAGCGTATGCCAACTACATCAAGACCGGCAGCGACAAGGAAGCCCGTGCTCTTCTGACTGAAAACGTTGGAGCGACTGGCGTCCTGCCGGTTCCGGAATTCGTCTACGGCATCGTCGCCAAGAGACTGGAAGCCAGCAAGATCCTGAGCCGCATCCGCAAGATGAACGCCAAGGGCAACGTCAAGGTCGGATTCGAGTATGGCGCTCCGGCTGCTGTACAGCACACCGAAGGCGCTGCTGCAATCGAAGAAGAAGCTCTGCAGCTCGGCATCGTCACGATCGTCCCGAAGACCTGGAAGAAATGGGTCGCCATCTCTGACGAAGCACTCGACACCCAGAGCGGTGCCGACTTCCTGGCTTACATCTACGACGAAGTAGCCCGCGGCATCATCAAGGCACGTGAGAACGCTGTCGTTGCTGCTATCCTGGCTGCTCCGCAGACCGCTACCAGAACCGCTCCGTCCGTTGCTAAGACCGGCTCCGCTGCGGGTGCTATCGCTGACTTCGTCAACGCTCGCGCACTGCTCAGCTCTGCCGCTGAAGACCTGGTCATCATCTGCTCCCCGGCTCAGTACGCCCAGTACCGCGCCCTGCAGCTCGCCGCTTCCTACGGCGTCGATCCGTTCGACGGTCTGGAAGTCATCATCAACGAAGCGGCTACCGCTCCGATCATCGGCGATCTGGCCGGCGTTCTGGAAGTCCTGCCGAACGGTGAAGAAGTTCAGTTTAAATATGACGACCACACCCGCATGAAGCAGGATCTGGTCGACATCCTCGGCCGTCTGCCGTCCGGCATCGCTGTCGTCGGCGATAAGTTCTTCGCTAAGGTCGCTGAGTAATCATGAAGGTCGAACTGCTCCACGATACGGTCGTGCGCTTCCAGAAGGGCGAGATCCTCGAAGTCTCCGAAGAAGAGGCCAAGAGGCTGATCGCCTTCGGGAATGCGAAGCCGGTCAAAGAGCCGGCCAAGAAAACCACGAAAAAGGGGAAGTGATCCTTCCCCTTTTTTCTACAAGGAGGGAAGCATGAACGAGATCCTGAACAAGGTCAAGACGGCGCTCCGGATCGTGACCGACGACTTCGATGATGAGATCCTCGACCTGATCCAGGCCGCACTTCTGGATCTCGGCATCGCCGGCGTGACGAACGACGACACGACCAACGCGCTGATCATCCGGGCGGTCACCACCTACTGCAAGGCCCACTTTGGTGAGGCGGATCAGTACGACCGTCTGAAAGCGTCCTACGACGAACAGAAGGCCCAGCTCTCGATGGCCACGGGGTACACCGCATGGACCGCAGCAGAGTGATCTACCTGATCGGGCAGACCTACGAGCGCGATCCCTACGGCGTCAACCAGCCGGTCGAGACCAGAAAGAAAGTCTTCTGCAACGTGATGAGCGTTACGGCTTCGGAATGGTTCGACGGCGGCCGCAACGGTCTCAACCCGGAATACCGCATGATCGTTTTTCAGCCGGACTACAGCGGGGAAAAGATCGTCGAGTATAACGGGACCCGCTACACCGTTTACCGCACCTACGAGGCCAGGAACGACGCTCTGGAACTTTACGTAGAACGGAGGGAGGGCAATGGCTGAGACCGATCTGCGCAAGGAGATCAACGCCATCCTGAAGGACTACACCGATGAGGTCGCCGAGGTCTGCGCCGAAACGATCCCGGAGGTCGCTGAGGAAGCGGCCGATACGTTGAAAAAGAACAGTCCCCACCGGCGCAAGGGCAAGAAGAAGTACGCCACCGGCTGGAAGGTGCAGACCAAGAGACGGGCCCGCATCTACACCGAGAGCGTCATCTACAACCGCAATATGCCAGGGCTCACGCATCTGCTGGAATACGGTCACGCAAAGACCGGCGGCGGACGTGTCGCACCCCGCCCGCATATTGCAGCCGTTGCCGATGCGGTCGAGAAGGAACTGCTCGAGAAACTGGAGGCAGCCCTGAAATGACATACCAACAGATCTATGAAGCACTGAAGACGACCGGCTACCCGGTCGCTTTTAACTTCTTCGAGATCGGCGAGGTCCCGGAACTGCCCTACATCGTCTTCACGTATCCGGGCAACGACGACTTCCTCGCCGACAACACTAACTACGCGCAGATCGTGCAGCTCAATGTCGAGCTGTACGCCAAGCGCAAAAACATCCTGGCAGAGAAGGAGACCGAAGCGGTGCTCCGTTCCCTGCTGGGTCCCTATACCAAGACCAGCCAGTGGCTGGACACGGAAGGGATGCAGATGACCACCTACGAGCTCGAGGTGCTCGTGAATGAGGAGGATTAAATGGCTAACAAAGTCAAATTCGGAATTAAAAACGTCTACTATGCCGTCGCTACCGAGGGCACAGGCGGCGCTCTGACTTATGGCACTCCGGTCGCTATCCCGGGCGCCCGCTCGATCTCTCTGAGCGCGTCCGGCGACACCAGCAGCTGGTACGCCGACAATGTCGTCTACTTCAGCACTGCCGCCAACAACGGCTACGAAGGCGATCTGGCGGTCGCTTTGATCCCGGACTCCTTCCGGGTCGATGTCCTGGGCGAAGTCCTCGACACCAAAGGCTTCTACGTTGAAAGCACGAACAAGCCCACGGTCGAATTCGCTTTAATGTTTCAGTTCGAAGGCGATGAGAGCGCAGTGAGACATTGCTTCTATCGCTGCACGGCTACCCGCCCGCAGATCGACGGCAACACGGTCGAAGAAACGATCGAACCGCAGGAAGAGACGATCACCATCACGGCGATGCCGCGCATCAATGACGGCGTGATCAAGTCCCGCTGCCCGGCAGACGCTACCCCGTATAACGCCTGGTTCACGGCTGTACAGGAACCGACCGCTTAGTAAACAGGAGGCAAAATGGAAAGGTTAATTCAGATCGGCGACAAGGAGGTGCGCTTTAAAGCGACCGCCTCGACCGCCAGACGCTACCGGGAACGCTTCAACAGCGATGTCTTCGTTGACATCCAGAAGCTGATGCCGAAGGATGGCCAGAACGGCATGGTCGAGCTCTCGATCTTCGAGCAGCTGGCCTACACGATGGCAAAGCAGGCGGACCCGACGATCCCGGACGATCCGGACGAGTGGCTGGATCAGTTCGAGATCATGCCCTTTTTCGAGGTGCTCCCGCAGCTGCTCCAGCTCTGGGGCTTGAACGTGGAAACGCTCGAAAAACCTAAAAAAAAAGCAGAAGCTCAGCGCGGCCATTAACGACCGCGCTCTTTTTGCTACGCTGTGCTGAACTGGGGCTCTCAATGGAAGACCTTGAGGGCCTCACGGTCGGCATGGTGAACGACATGATGACAGAGAAAGCAAACGATTCCTACGACTGGCCCGAACTGGCCACGCAGGAAGACTTCGATAAATTCTAAGGAGGGGCCACTAGTGTATACCGTTTATATGCACGTGAATAAGACGAACGGCAAGCGCTATATCGGTATAACATCCCAAAAACCTGAAATCCGGTGGAAGAACGGCCTTGGTTATAAACGCCAGAGAAGGTTCTACAACGCTATTCTTCACTATGGTTGGGATAATTTTGAACATCTAATACTTTCAAATGGCCTAACAAAAAAAGAAGCAGAGGCAGAAGAAGAGCGACTAATCTCCTTATACTCATCCAATGATCTGCGCTTCGGTTACAACATCGAAAACGGCGGGGTAATCCACAAATTAACCGCCGCCCAGAAGGAACACCTCCGGCAGATTAACACCGGCAGAAAGCATACAGCAGAGACGAGAAGAAAGATAAGCGAGTCACACATTGGAGCTTCTACCGTATGGCTTACAGGCCGGAAGCAGAGCAAAGAGACTATCGCAAAAACAGCGCATATCAGCCAATGCTGCACAGGAAAAAGGGGCAAAGCTCACGGATTCATGTGGAGCTACGAATTGGAAGAAAAACGACCCTATGAAAGGCTCTGGAAAGGTGGCGTAATACATGGCTAGCGGAAGAATACGTGGAATTACAATCGAAATAGGCGGCAATACTACAAAGCTGCAGAGCTCGCTGAAAGATGTCGACAAATCGCTGAGAGACACACAGGGCCGTCTGAAGGACGTCAACAAGCTCCTGAAACTGGACCCGAAGAACACCGAGCTCATCGCTCAGAAGCAGGAACTGCTCGGCAAGGCAATCGAGGACACCAAGAAGAAGCTCGAAATGGAGAAGGAGGCGCTGGCCCAGCTGAAGGCCGGACCCCAGACTGAGCAGACGATCCAGCAGCAGAAGGATCTCGAGCGCGAGATCGCCGACACGACCAACAGCCTCAAGGGCTACCAGACGGAGCTCAAGAACAGCAACAGCGTCCTGCAAGAGTTCGGGGCTGCAGCCGGACAGGTCGCTGAGAAGACGAAAGTGATCAGCGCAACGGCTGCCGGTCTCGGTGCGGCACTGCTCGGCAATGCCTACAACGCAGCGCTGGCGGCCGATGACCTGAACACACTGGCCAAGCAGACCGGCTTCAGTGCCCAGGAACTGCAGAAGATGCAGTATGCTTCCGACCTGATCGACGTCAGCATGGACGCGATGACCGGATCGGTGCAGAAACTGACCAAGAACATGGCAAGCGGCTCGTCTGCGTTTGAGACTCTCGGCGTGTCGATCTATGACAGCGAGGGCAACATGAGGAGCGCCACCGATGTCTGGTACGATTCTCTGGAAGCCCTGAGCAAGGTCAGCAACGAGACCGAAAGGGATCAGCTGGCCATGGAACTCTTCGGCAAATCGGCCGCAGACCTTTCCGGCATCGTCGACGACGGCGGTGCCGCACTGAAGGCTCTCGGCGATGAGGCGGAGAACCTTGGTCTGGTCCTCGATCAGGACACGCTCGACGCTGCCAACCAGTTCAACGACGCGATCGACACGATGAAAGCCAGGACCGGGGCCGCCATGATGGAGATGGGCGCGGCACTGGCGGAGACACTGGTGCCGGCCATTGAGCAGGTGGTCGAATGGGTGACGCAGCTGGCGCAGTGGTTCGCCTCGCTCGACGGTGACACCCAGATGGTGATCCTTACGATCGCCGGACTCGTTGCCGCCATCGCTCCGGTCGCCGGTCTGATCTCCTCGATCACCACAGTGGTCGGTGCCTTGAGTGCCGCCTTCACGTTCTTCCTGTCCCCGGTCGGTCTGGTCGTGGCTGCCATCGCCGGCGTGATCGCCATCGGTGTGGCGCTTTATCAGAACTGGGACACGATCAAGGCGAAGGGCACGGAACTGTTCAACAGCATCAGCGAGACCTTCGAGGGCATCCGGTCAGCGATCAGCGAAAAGATCGAAGCGGCGAAGACGGCAGTGGGCAATGCCATCGAGGCGATCAAGGGCTTCTTCAAGTTTGAGTGGAGCCTGCCGCCGTTAAAGCTTCCGCACTTCTCCATCGAGGGCTCCTTCAGCCTCAACCCGCCCAGCATCCCGCACATCTCCGTCGACTGGTACAAAAAAGCCTATCAGAACCCGGTCATGTTCACGAGCCCGACCGTACTGGCAACGCCGAACGGTTTTAAGGGCTTCGGGGACGGCAACGGCGGCGAGATCGTTCTGAGCGAGGCAATGCTGCGGCAGATCGCAGGGGCCGGCGGTCCGGTGATCAATATGACCGTGAACGGCGGCAACGTGGACGCCAACGAGCTGAGCGACCTGGTGATCCAGAAGCTGACGACAACGATCAAACGAAATAATTCGAGGTGGTAGAGAAATGGCAGTAAGTACCAACACCCTGACCATTAACGGCGTCAACAGCGGCGACTTCGGCCTCCTGTTGACGTCCGACACATGGCTGAACGCGCCGGAGATCGGCTACGAAGCATACCAGATCCCCAGACGGTCCGGCGACCTTATCCGCAGGGAGAACCGCATGGGCAACATCGTCCGCCGGTTTGAACTCTTCACCAAGGGAGCGAACGCCCGCCAGAACGTGGAAGCCTTCCGGAAGGTGATTTATACCCGGCCCTTCGGTGAGGCCCCGCGCTGGAGCATTTACCCGAACTACAGCAAGATTGAAACCAGTTACGACCCGAACGCGGTCGCCTACGGCTATCTGGTCGGTGAGGCGGAGGTCGAGCCGTTTCTTTCCGGGGACGCCCTGAGCCTGAAAATGACCCTGACCTTTTCGTGTGTGCCGCGCAAAATAGGCAAGACCTACGACCAGGTCACGCCGGCACCGTATCACGATTATTGTGCTTACTGGGGCGGCATCTACCGCAGAGGCGACCCGGAGATCAAGGCGCTCTTAAAGGGAACGCCGTTAGAGTATGAGCATCTCGCGGATCGCTTTGTGGCTTTCCGGCTGTTTGAGTCCCCGACGACCGGGCTGGGCTCTTCTTCGGCGACCTACACGACCACAAACTGGAACTATACAGACAGTTACTTTATGGCCTTCGCGTACAAGGACGCCAACGGCAACTTCGCGCTGAACAGTTCCAACGACTACACGACCGCCGGCAGCATTGCCAGCGCGACCCGGAACAGGTCCGCGGCGTGTGAATGGTATCTGATCGTACAGGCCGATATGCTCTTCGGCACCATCACCCGGAAGATACAGGGCCAGACCGGCGACCTACCGCTGGAGGCTTACCGCAGAAGCTACACCAGGGCGGACGCGGTCGGCTATATGCCTTATGTCCGGGCATGGTTTAACCTGAACGCCAGCAACACGAACTGGCAGAACAGCGCCATCGTGGTCCGGGGCACATCCGCAGGACCGGCCGGCAGCACCTACCAGAAAGAGATCACGAACTTCTTCGGCGTCCGGGTCATCCGCTGGGACCTTATGGAGACCGGCACGAAGCAGTACCTGGCCAACAATGCGGTCACCAAGAACATCACCATCGACGACGTCACCGTGGCCGGCGCCGAGATCGCCTTCGGTGACAACTTATGGACGCAGGGCCGGCCATATATCCAACTGAGAAACAAAACGCTCTTCTTCCTTGACCCGTACCTTGACGAGTGGGGAACTTTCAGCGGCGAGGCGGAAAAGGTCGAAGTGGCGATCCTGGGCGCGCAGCCGGGCTATGTCGATTATGAGGGCAACATCGCCCGCGGCCAGATCATCGAGCAGCGCTGCGCCTGGATTTGGTGGAAGGTGTAAGCCATGGAACCGAGATTATTCGCACCGGGGTCCCAGAACTTTGACACGAACGGTCTGGGCAAGCTGACCCGCACCGT